GGCTGTGCCGGGCCGACGATTCCGTTGGGACTTTGCCTGGACGGACGCGCGGGTGCTGGTGGAAATCAACGGGGGAACTTACGCGCACATGGGGCACAGCACCGGTTCGGGAATTGCGCGGGATTATGAGAAAAGCAACCTTGCGATGTTGGCAGGTTGGCGGACGTTCGTATTCGACCGGCGCATGGTTGAGGCTGGGACCGCGTTGGATGTTACCGCAAAAGCATTGGGTATTGGATGACCAGCCGCGACCTGGCTGCAATTTTGTATCGAATATTCAAGATGTATTGCATCTGGTATGAGAATTGGCTCAAAAACTTGAAAATAGACCCGGAATGTGGTATGGTTGAGGATACAAAGAAATAACCACAGCAAGCCCGCGTTATTGCCGCCTTGCTGGGGATAAGAGCCGCCAGTAGTTTACTGCCCGCTTTTTGCAGAAGTCAATTCTGTTAGAGCGGGTTTTTTGATACGGAGGTGCATTGATAATTTTTCGGATGGACTTTATCGGCGGGCGTGAATGCCTGTGGACTTACGCGCGAATGCTGGAAATGACGAGGGTGGTTTGGGAAAGATAAACTGGACTTTGCGACAATTCAGGCTGGACGAACTCACGGATTATTACAAGAATCCGCGTTCGCTTTCTGAAAAGGAATTTAAGCAACTCAAGACTTCGCTGGACAAATTCGGCATGATTGACAAGCCGATTGTGAACGCCGATTCTGCTAACACCATCATCGGCGGGCATCAGCGCAAGCACGTTCTGGAAGCGTCCGGCGTAAAGGAATGCGAGTGCTGGGTGCCAGACCGCGAGCTGACCGCCAAAGAAGTCGAAGAGCTGAACATCCGCCTGAACAAGAATACCGGCTCATGGGACTTCGACACGCTGGCGAATGAATTTGAACTTGACGACCTGCTGGAATGGGGCTTCGACAAGGGCGAGCTTGACTTGGACTTGTGGGCTTCGGACGCGCCTGAGGACGTTGAGCCGCAAATTGACAAGGCAGAGGAGCTGCGTGAGAAGTGGGGCGTGGAGAGCGGGCAGCTCTGGCAGCTTGGTGAGCATCGATTAATTTGCGGGGATTGCACGGATAAGGCGGTGGTGGAGAGGGTGATGGGGGGGGAGAAAGCGGAACTGGCTATTACAGACCCACCTTACAACTATGACTTTGATTACGGTATCGCAAGCGACAATTTAAGTCTCGATGAATACGAATCGTTTGTTAGAAATTGGTGGGCGGTTGCAAGAAAGAATTCTAATCGTTTAGTTGTAACGCCTGGATTAAAAAATCTCGATTTTTATTATCGTAATTTTGAAATCACTTGGACTTGCGCTTGGGTAAAGAAGAACGCAATGACAGCGTCGAAAATCGGAAATCTGTCTGTTTGGGAGCCGGTTCTTTTTGAGTCAGACGAATGGGATTGGGAGCCCGTTATTGTTCACGGGAAGGCAAGAAAAAAGGTCAAAAGAGATGTTTATGAATATCCCATAAAAATACAACAAGGTACAGGTGGGCACCCATGTCCGAAACTGCTTGAATTTTGGGAAAAACTGATATCTGACTTTTCATCTATTGACAACACAATTCTTGATGTATTTCTCGGCTCCGGCACAACTCTCATTGCTTGCGAGCGGTTGGGTCGCAAGTGTCGGGCGGTGGAGATTTCGCCGGCTTACGTGGCTGTGGCGATCCAGCGGTGGGTGGATGTGACCGGCAAAGAGCCGGTGCTATTGGAAAGCTGATCAGTGGCGCAAAAATTCGATAATGGGTAATCTATGGCTAAGACCAAGTTTACAGCCAAACAATTTATAGAAGCCATAAAAGGCTCTGGTGGCGTTATTTCTACTATTGCCACTCGTGTTGGCTGCAATTGGGAAACGGCTCAGAAGTATATTGCCAAATATCCGTCCGTGCAATCCGCATACCAAGACGAGCTGGAGAAAGTGAACGATATGGCGGTCGGCGTCCTAATGAAATCGATGCATGATGGCGATGTTACCTCTGCTAAATGGTGGTTGGCACGCAAGCGAAAAGACGAGTTTGGCGATAGCGCTACAGTTGAGCTTGGCAATGCAAAAGGTCAACCACTCAAAGTTACCGAGATAGTAATCAAAAAGCAGGTCGATGAAAACACAGCCGACTGAACTGTTCGAGATAGATGCTGAAACTGGCAAGCTGACGCTCAATTTTCACTCTGGACAGACGAAGGCGTGGGATAGTGATAAGCGCTTTGTTCTGATGTTAGCTGGAACGCAAGGCGGGAAAACATCATTCGGACCGTGGTGGTTATGGCGTGAAATCCAAAGAAAAGGGCGCGGCGATTATTTAGCTATCACGACCTCTTACGACCTGTTCATTCTCAAGATGCTGCCAGAGCTACGCAAAGTATTTGAAGGTGTGCTAAGGATAGGGCGCTGGTGGGGCGGATATAAGGTCATTGAGCTTTGCGATCCAGAAACTGGTAAGTTTTTAGCTAATTTCCAATCTGATGAAATGTGGGGGCGGATAATTCTCCGTTCTGCCAATGCCGAGTCCGGGCTTGAAGCATCTACAGCCAAAGCAGCTTGGTTAGATGAATGCGGGCAAGATGAATGGACGATTGATGCGTGGGAAGCTATTCTGCGCCGTTTATCAGTAAATCATGGCAGGGTACTTGGAACGACCACGCCTTATAATGTTGGCTGGCTCAAGACGCACTGGTATGACCTATGGAGAGCTGGCGACCCTGATTATGAGGTTGTCAGATTTAGCAGTAACTTGAACCCAGCGTTTCCACAAGATGAGTATGAACGGGCTAAGCGGACGATGGCAGAGTGGCGCTTCAAGATGTTCTACGACGCCGACTTCACAGTCCCCGAAGGCTTGATATATGGGATATTTAGAGACGAATGGTATGTTGACAACTTCACTCCGCCGCCAGAGTGGGAGCGCATAATTGGGCTTGACTTTGGCGGTGCGAACACTGCTATCATTTGGTTGGCAGAGGACACTTCTCAAACTCCATCTCTCTGGTATATTTATGACGAATATCTTGGTGGGAACAAACCCACGAGTGAACATGTTAATTATGTGTTAAGTAAATTACATAGAGAAGATGTGATAAAATACACAGTAGTTGGTGGAGCTGCGAGTGAGACGCAGCCAAGAATGGACTGGGCTGATAGTGGGCTTACAGTTTATCGACCTTATGTGTCAGATGTTGAATCTGGCATATCCGCAGTGCTGGAGCTTATGAAAACTGGACGCTTGCGTGTTATGAAAAGATGCGAGGGGATAAGAAACGAAATTTCTATTTATCACCGCAGATTAGACGGGAATGGTGTTGTGACCGATGTAATTGAGAATAAGGAGATGTTCCACCGTCTTGATGCATTAAGGTATGCAGCAACCATGATAGCGAAGTATAATCAGACTGGAGGGATTTTCGCATAATGGCAAATATATTCTCTCGATTAGCACGCAAGGAAAAGCGCACCGTTGTCATTCCTCTCTGGGAAGATAACCGACCTCACTATTCTGCGATAAGTTATGATACTGTTGTCAAAGAAGGCTGGCGCAAGAATGAGCTGATTTATGCCTGCGTTGACAGAACGGCACGCACTGCCTCGCAGGTCGCCACGAAAGTTATTGACAGCAAAGGAAATGAACTTGACGATCACCCATTGAGGCGCTTACTTTCCAATCCTAACCCGTACATGTCCGAGTATGATTTCTGGCAAGCCGTTATTATTTATCTGAACCTTGCAGGGGTTGCATACTTCGAAAAGGAGCGCTCGAACTCTGGCAATGTGGTTGGATTGTGGCCGATGCGTCCTGACTGGACTGCACCGATAAAATCGTCAAGTCAGTTCATTTCTGCTTTTGAGTATAGAGTTCCCGGACGCCAGCCTATTTATCTTGAGCCTAAGGATGTTCTCTCGTTCAAGAACTATGACCCATTAGATGCTTATGCTGGTTATCCGCCTGCTGCTGTAGCTGCACGGATTGGTGATATTGACAATTCTGAAACCGACTTTATCAAGCTGTTCTGGGAGCATGGCGGTGTCCCGACTGGACTGTTGACCTCAAGTCAACACCTCTCAGAAGCGCAAGTTGAACTCATTCGCAAACGATGGCGTGAACGTTATGGTGGCTCGGAGAACTGGCTTGAGCCCGCTGTTCTGGATGCTGATGCAAAGTATGAAAAGACTGGCTTATCATTCGAAGAGATGGGCTTTGAAACTTTGGATGATAGAAACGAAGCTCGTATCTGTATGGTGTTCAATGTCCCGCCGATTATCGTTGGAGCTGCGGTTGGCTTGAAGCGTTCAACCTACTCAAACTATGAGGAAGCCCGCAAGTCTTGGTGGCAGGACACGCTGATTGGGCTGTATGAACATTTTGATGACGTAATCAATGCCCAGCTGTCCCCAGAGTTTGGCGATGTGCTAATGCGCTTTGACTATTCTCGTGTCCCAGCATTGCAAGAGGATATGAGCAAAGAGTGGCAGCGTTATCTGCAAGCTGTGCAGGCTGGGGTGATCACAGTCAACGAATTTCGAGATGGCGTTGGATTGCCTGTTGTAAATGGCGGGGATGTCTTGTTACGTCAGCTGAGCACTTACGAACAGCCCGTATCAGTCAAATCCTCTTTACTTACCATAGAGGCTAAGGCACATGAGGATAAGGATTATCGGGTTGATGATGAACGCAAATTCATTAAGAAGCTTAGTGATTTTCTTGATGACCAACTTGACCGAGTATTGAAAGAAGTCGGTGTTGAGACTGGCAAGAAGTCTATATTCTCGGACGACTTTTGGTTTGCCGAGTTTGAAGCGCTCAAAGAGGTTATGCTGTCACTTTACAAGGGCGTGTCCAAAAGTGCAGCTAAGAGGGCGTTAGACGAGCTGCTTGGAATGGGTGCGCCAGTATCCATATCTTGGACACAAGTCAATGAAGCTGTCAATTTATGGGCAGAGCAGTTTGCAGGTGAGCGTATAAGACTGATAAACGATTCCACCAGAAAGATGGTGCAGGAGAAGGTGGTAGCGTGGAACAATTCTGGCAAGCCATTGTCCGACCTTGTCAAGAATTTAGAAGGTGAGTTTGGCAAAGTTCGAGCTGAGCGGATTGCCGTGACCGAAGTTACTAATGCTTACGGACAAGCCAATCTAACAACGTGGAAAGCCTCAGGCGTTGTGGAAAAGAAGCGCTGGTTTACTGCTGTTGATGAAAAAGTGTGTCCAATATGTGCGCCGATGCACGGGCAGACTGTTGGTATTGACGATTATTTTACTTGTGGGGATGGCAGTCAGGTACAAGCACCTGCTGCACATGTAAATTGCCGATGCTATATGCAACCTGTTGTGGAGACTGTCTAAATGTCCGACCAGATTGATTATCAGATAAAGGGGCTTGACGAGCTCAATAAGAAGCTGAAGCGTTTGCAAGGCAAAGAGATTAAGGACGCATTGCATAAAACGACTGATAAGGCGGTCAAATATGTGCATAGCCAAGTGCCAGAATATCCTCCGCAGCCTTCAGCTTCCACTTATCGCAGGACTGGGACGTTAGGTCGTCAGATAAATACCGCCGTTAAAGAAGTAGGTTCTGAGATTTATGGAGTTATTGGAAGCCCAACAAAGTATAGCCCGTGGGTGATTAGCAGTGAGGCTGTTCCGGAAGTTGGGGCTGGACCGCAAGCTGCTGTTCATAAAGGGCGTTGGTGGACTTTGCAGGAAGTTGTCAAGAAGTCGCTCGCAGAAGTCAAGCGATTTTATAGTAAAATGTTAGAGGACTTAATTAAGTGATATGGAGGCTCTGATGGAAGAGAAATCATTTGCCAGTGCGGTGAAGTCAATAGAAGACCGAACGGTTACTGGTATTGCAGCGGTGTTTGGAAACATTGACTTGGTCGGCGATCGCATTCACAAAGGTGCATTCAAAAAGACTATCACCGAAAATTCAAGGCATTTTCGTCATCTTTGGCAGCACAATTACAACTTACCCCCGATTGCCCGTATCGATGAAATTACAGAGGTAAATAAGTCTGAGCTGCCCGACCAGATTAGGGCTGAATTTCCTGAGGCGACTGGTGGGTTGCAGGTGAAGCGCACCTACCTAAACACCGAGCGGGGCAATGAAGTCTTGGAAGCTCTGAGAACTGGAGCTTTGAACGAAATGTCTTTTGGCTTCGATGTTGTCAAGTTCGATATCACTGAGGAAAACGAACCTGCTAATGAAAAGTCCCGCTTGCTGGTTAGGAACATTCGAGAGGTGAAGCTCTGGGATATATCTGATGTCAATTGGGGCGCTAATCCTGCAACCGCTGGAGTGAAGGCTGTTGTGCCATACAAAGACACTGGGCAGAGCAATGACAAGTGGGCTGCACCTAATCTTGGCGACTTTGCTGATGCTGGCTGGGCTGAATTGAGTGATGCAGAAAAGACCCGCATTGCCAATCATTATGCTTGGGCGGAGTCATTGCCCCCAGAGAATTTCGGTCAGCTCAAGCTTCCGCATCACAAGCCCTCGAAAGATAGCATTGGACCTGCGGTGTGGAATGGTGTTGCTGCAGCGATGGCAGCTTTACTTGGTGCTCGTGGTGGTGTAGACATTCCAGAGAGCGAGATGAAGGGAGTTTACAATCATCTGGTAAAGCACTATGCCGAATTTGACAAAGAGCCCCCAGAGTTCAGCTCGCTGATGGCTGTTCGGAGTATAATTAGATATGATATAACGCCCCTGATTAAGGGGTATTATGTGAATGGTTATGAGATAGTTCCACTCGTAACCGAGCTAAGGCAGAGACTTGCCGAAGCCGAGCCGCAGGTTGTAGAGTTCAACCCTGCACTCACTTCACTGGTGATGCGTAAGCTAAAAGTTTTGGAACAAGAATTAGACATTTTGTGAGGTTAATCTTATGGACACTTTAGAAAAATTACGCTTGGAGTTGCGTGAAACTCTATCAAAGGCATCTGCTAAGGCTGCTGAATGGGAAGGCAAGGAGAAAGAAATGCCCCCAGAAGTCC